AATGAAGTAGGATATTAAGTGAACACGCAGTTGCTATGCACATTCGTTAAAAAGTCTGATTTAGATCTGGTTATTGATTATGTAAGTAAAACATATGAACTTCCAGAAAAACGAATTTTCGTATTTGAAAATACGACCAACTCGAATGATTTATACTGCACCTATAATATTTTACGAACTAATTTGGTAGATTACGGAAAAAATACTATTCTTATTCATAGGAAGAAGGAATCTAATACTTTATATACTGTGAACGCGTTGAATGTGATTATTAGGAATATGAATAACGGAGTATTAGATAAAACATTACCGATCAATTGGGCCTTATATAGTAATAGCCTATTGCTGACCAGTGAGGGTAATTTACGTCAAATTAAGTTGCATTTTTTTGAGGTTAGAAACATTTAGCATTTGTACTTAACGAATTATTTTTATATATTTAAATCAATTATTACTTAACAATTTAAACCAAAGGATTACTTATGGCAATCAACTTAGATTTAATCAAATCGAAACTTAATCAGTTACAGAAACAGACCACAAAACAAACCAATATTTGGAAGCCTGAACCAGGTACACATCAGATTCGAATCGTACCTTACAAGCACAATAAAGAAAATCCATTTATTGAATTGTTGTTTCATTATGACATCGGAAAGAAGATCTATCTCTCTCCCGCTTCTTTCGGTAAGGCTGACCCAATTGTAGAATTCGCTGAAAAATTAAAGACATCTGGAAACTCTGATGAATGGCGTATGGGTAAAAAGTTAGAACCTAAAATGCGTACATATGTACCGATCCTGGTTCGTGGTAAGGAGAATGAAGGTGTTAAATTTTGGGGCTTCGGTAAGTCAGTTTATTCTGAATTGCTGAGTTTCATGGTAGATCCGGATTACGGCGATATCACAGATCCGAAAGCGGGACGTGATATTACTGTTGAATTTATTGCAGCAGAAAAACCTGGTGCATATCCTAAAACACAGATACGTGTTAAACCGAATACTACGCCTATCACTGCAGATCCGGATGTAATCAATCTTATTAAAGAACAACCTACGATTACAGATTTGTTTAATGAACCAACTTATGAAGAGTTGCGTACTGCATTGGAAAATTGGATGAATCCTGAAAACACTGCAACTGCTGGTGACGAGGATACGGAATCAGAAACCGCAGCACCTGCAAAATCAACCGGTGTTAAAGATGTATCCGCCGCATTCGATTCATTATTCAATTCTTAATAGGGAGTTCAAATGGACAAAACAAAATTAGAAGTGTTGGATGATTTAGCATCCACACTAGCAGCGAATCTTAACAAGCAGTTTAAGAGTACCAATTATAAGGTGGCGTACTTCTTAGATGGAGATACTGATACTCCTGCAGATGTAAATGAATTCGTATCAACCGGTTCATCGTTATTAGATTTAGCAATCGCTAACCGACCGAATGGAGGATTTCCGGTAGGGCGAATTTCAGAAATTACTGGTCTCGAGGCTTCGGGAAAATCTTTACTTGCAGCACATGCACTCGTTTCTACTCAACAAAAGGGTGGCTTAGCAGTATATATTGATACTGAGAGTGCTGTCAGTAGGGAATTTTTGGAAGCAATTGGTTTGGATCTAAATACAATGTTGTATGTTCCATTAGAAACCATTGAGGACATCTTCCAAGCGATTGAGAATATTGTTGAATCAATTCGAAAATCCTCTAAAGATAGGTTGGTTACTATTGTAGTCGATTCTATTATGGGTGCATCTACCAAGATTGAACAGGCAGCGGATTATGATAAGGATGGTTATGCTACGTCTAAATCAATTATCCTTTCTAAGGCAATGCGTAAGATTACTAATATGATTGCCCGTGAACGTATCTGTTTAATCTTTACAAACCAGCTTAGGACTCGATTAGGAGTAAGTTTCGGAGATCCCTGGACTACTAGCGGCGGGAAAGCAATTCCCTTCCACGCATCTGTTAGGTTACGTTTAAAATCCATCGGCCAAATTAAAGTTAAAAATAGCGCCGGTGTTGAACAGATTATTGGTATAAAAACAAATGCGCAGGTAGTTAAGAATCGAATCGGACCTCCGTTGAGGATGGTTGGTTATGATATCTATTTTGAATCCGGAATTGATAATTACGGAGGATGGATGGAACTCATGAAAGATTATGGTTTGATTACGAACGCTGGTGCCTGGTATACTTATATAGACCAAGAAACCGGTGAGGAGATAAAATTCCAAAGCAAATCATTCCATACGCTGTTACAAGAACGACCTGAAGTCCAGGCAGCAATGTACCGAGATATCTGCAATGCTTATATCTTCAAATACCGTCCCGGTATTGATGGTGGAATTGATGAAGTGACAGTAGATTCAGATGTAATTAACGAAGAAGCATAATGAACAGGAACGATTTATTACATCGTTATCAGGATTTTCAAACAGAGCAAAAAGATAAGACCGTCGATGCAGCTACCACGAAAAGAAATGATCGGGTACTGATTATCGACGGTCTCTAGCTCAACCTGTATATACGAGTATTTTCAGCCGTACCGTCACTAAATGATGATGGTATGCACATTGGCGGCGTGACAGGATTCTTACGATCCCTGGCACTATTAGTAAGAACATTCAAACCTACCAGGTGCATAATAGCATTTGATGGAAAGGGAGGTTCTGCTAAACGTAAGAAGATGTATTCGGAATATAAGGAGAACCGTGCCGTTCGTACTAAATTCAATCGGTATGAAGAGTTCGACGACATTCAGGATGAGCAGGCATCTATGCGTATGCAATTCCAAAGGCTTATCGAGTATCTAGATTGTTTGCCGATTAGTACTATTGCTATTGACAACATAGAAGCAGACGATTCTATTGCATATTTAACTACCCAAGTATTCACAGAATCCGAGAGGGTAGTGATTGTTTCATCTGATAGGGACTATCTTCAATTATGTAACGAGCGAGTTAATGTATGGAGTCCCATTAAAAAGAAACTGTATACTACGGAATTGGTATTGCAAGAATACGGTGTTAATGCAAAGAATTTTCTACTCTACCGTGCAGTGATTGGGGATACCGGTGATAATATATCAGGTGTGCCTGGTATCGGTGCTAAAACACTTTTAAAGGCATTTCCGCAACTAAGTGCTGATGCAGAACTCTCTGTTGATTTTTTAGTTGAAAACTCTAAGGATCAGGAGAAGAAAGTGTTTCAGAGTATTGTTACTAATGAATCTAAGATACATTTGAATTATGCTTTGATGCAATTGAAAGAACCGGATATTAACGGCAACGCAAAACTAATGTTGTTAGATTTTGCAGCACGTCCCACCAACGAATACAATATTGCTCAGTTTAAACGTATGTTCATGATGGATAAGATGTTTACTGTAATAAAAGATATTGATACTTGGCTACGTACTAGTTTTGGGTATTTATCCGCTATGCCAAGAGAATAATTTGTATTATTTCGATTTTTAAAATATATTCAGACGTATGAGTGATAGATTAAGTGAATATGGGTACAATTTTCAGATAAAGGTCATAACCTCGTTACTGACAGACAAATTGTTCCTTCAACAGAGTCAGGATATATTAGATCCAGGATATTTTGAAAACGAGGCCAATAAATGGTTGATTGAGAATATAATTCAATACTCCTCACAGTATAAGACTCCGCCTTCATTAGAAGCGTTAAAAGTAAAGATTCAAGATATTAAGGATGATTTGTTGAAATCAGAAGTGATTGATCATCTTAAAGAATCATGGAAACAAGTAGAATCTACGGATCTGCCATTTATTAAGGAGAAGACTCTAGACTTTTGTAAGAATCAAGAGATAAAGAAAGCAATCATCCAATCAGTCGATCTACTAAAGAATGGTGATTATGAAAACATTAAACGTAAGATTGACTTAGCATTACGTGCTGGTGCAGATAAAAATATCGGCCATGAATACATGCTACATATAGAGGATCGATACACTGAAGCAGTACGACATGTAAGGGCTACTCCTTGGGACGTTATTAATGAATTGACTCAGGGAGGATTAGGAAAGGGAGAGTTGGGAGTATTCGTGGCGCCCCCCGGTATAGGAAAATCGTGGGCATTAATCAATATTGGTACACATGCAATTCGACAAGGGTTAAAGGTGATACACTATACTATGGAGTTGAACGAAGCGTATGTAGGTCTTCGTTATGATTCTGTACTGACTGGTATCATCAATCAAAACTTGAAATATCATATCAATGAGATTCAGGAAACCGTAAATGGATTGAAGGGCGGGTTGGTGATTAAATATTTTCCCACCAAGTCGACATCGGTAAATGGATTAAAGGCACACATCGAAAAATGTAAGATGCTAGGATTTAGTCCGGATCTAATCATTATAGATTATGGTGACCTATTGAAAGGATATGGTACGGATAAACGACATGAAGAATTAGAAGTTATATATGAGGAGATGCGAGGATTGGCAGGTGAATATGAAGTGCCAGTGTGGACTGCATCTCAGGCCAACCGTAGTAGTAGTGAGGTAGAGGTAATTGAAGCAGATAAGATTGCGCAGTCATTTGGTAAAGTGATGGTTGCTGATTTTGTTATTTCCCTCTCTAGAAAAATAAATGATAAGATAGCAGGCACGGGCCGTTGGCACTTGATTAAAAATCGATTTGGTCCGGATGGTATTACTCTTCCTTCCAAAATTAATACTAGTAACGGGCAGATACAAATATTCGCAGATACATCCTCTGATGGAAAGCAGGCACAGAAACAAATGGATGGTGGTGCCGAAGCAATGCGAAAACTTTTAGGAAGAAAGTATCAGGAGATTAAGGGAGAAGGCTTCGAATAAGATATTTATAGATGATGTCAGCGCTACAGTCATCTATAAATGTTTCGGATGAGAACGAATATTATTTAATTTATTAAACGAGGAAAGGATTAATGGAATTATCGAATTCGATATTAAGCGAAATTTCTACTTTTATGAAATACGCCAAGTATCAGCAGTATCTAGAAAGGCGCGAAACCTGGAATGAAATAGTTACCAGGAATATGGAGATGCATCTTAAAAAGTATCCCCAGTTAACCGATGAGATTAAAGAGGTTTATAAGTTGGTATATGATAAAAAAATATTACCATCTATGAGGTCAATGCAGTTTGCAGGCAAGCCGATTGAAATCTCTCCGAATCGAGTATACAATTGTGCATATTTGCCAATCGATGATATCCGTGCTTTTAGTGAAACGATGTTTTTACTTTTAGGTGGTACTGGAGTGGGTTTCAGTGTACAAAAGCATCATGTAGAAAAGTTACCAGAAATACGTAAACCTAATAGTGACCGTAAACGTAGGTATCTTATTGCAGATTCAATTGAAGGCTGGGCAGATGCAATAAAGACTCTTACTAAGAGTTACTTTTCTGGATCACCTAGAGTTGAATTTGATTTTTCAGATATTCGGCCGAAGGGAGCACGGTTAGTAACTTCAGGTGGTAAGGCACCAGGACCTCAACCGCTTAAAGAGTGCTTAATTAAGATTGAAGGAATCCTAGATTCAAAACATAACGGCGATAAATTAAGTCCGATAGAAGTTCATGATATTGTATGCCATATTGCAGATGCTGTATTGGCCGGTGGTATTCGTCGTGCTGCACTTATTTCTTTATTCAGTGCTGATGACGATGAAATGATTGCTTGTAAGTCGGGCGCTTGGTGGGAACTCAACCCGCAGCGTGGTCGTGCAAATAACTCAGCAGTACTTATCCGTCACAAAGTAACAAAAGAATTCTTTATCGATTTATGGAAACGAGTTGAATTAAGTGGAGCTGGTGAGCCAGGCATCTATTTTTCTAATGATAAGGACTGGGGCACCAATCCTTGTGTGGAAATTTCGTTGCGGCCATTTCAGTTTTGTAACCTGTGTGAAGTGAATGTATCAGATATCGAATCGCAAGCGGATTTAAACAATCGAGTTAAAGCGGCTGCATTTATCGGAACACTCCAGGCAGGATATACAAAC